TACTCCCGAAGGCAAGCACTTTGACGTAGCAACAATCCGCAAGTGGCACTTGGAGCGTGGATGGAAGGACATTGGCTACCACTACGTCATCTACCTTGACGGATCGGTACACGAGGGCCGTCCGGTCGAGAAGGTGGGTGCGCATACAAGCGGACACAACGATGATTCGATTGGCGTGGTGTATGTTGGTGGCGTTGATAAAAACGGCAAAGCGAAGGATACCTTGAACGAAGCACAAGAAGTTGCGATGGTTAATTTGATACAGGCATTGCGAGCAGCACACGGAGAACTATCCCTTCACGGACACAACGAGTATGCAAACAAGGCCTGCCCTTCGTTTAACGTCAAAACCAAATTCAATTGGCTTCTTTAGAGGACTTCATCAACGATTTAGAAAATGCGCCACAACCGACTTGCAACATTGACAATCCTGACGAGTGTACTTCTTGCGGCAGTTAGCGGATGCCGTACTGCTCAACCTATCCTCGAGAGTGTGATTGTAAAGGACACGGTAATTGTAACGGACACCAAGTACCTCGTAGACACATTGGAGGTGATGAAGGACACCGTGATTTACCAAGACAAGATTCGCCTGCAGCTCAAGTACATAGACCGAAAGGTGGTCGTTGAGGCTACCTGCTTGCCTGACACCATCCGAGTGACTCAGACCAAGATTCTCACCAAGCAAGAGCCGAAGGTTCGCAAATGGACTTTGGAGTCAATGCTCGGAGGCTTGGCCTTCGTGCTGACGATTGTCTACCTTCTGAAGCGTTGGGTTGACAAGATAACGGAATAAGCCCGTAGAGGGCATCTATATGCGCTCTAATACACTTTCTACGCAAAGTGGGATGGTTGTATGGTTACGCATATAATAGTGTCTTAAATCAAAGATTCCTTTCTTTTTCTTTGTTTAGTTTCTTTTTCTTCTTAGTTATTGGTAAAGTTGTAAGTTGACTAACTAATAACTTAAGTCAAGTAATAACTTAACTAACTTACTAACTAAGTTAAGTAAGTTGTAAAAAAAACAAAATAATCTTTACATACGCAAGTACCTGTGCATAGATTATGCTAATTTATATACATTCTAAATAGTGAACGACCACATTTTCATTTATTGGGATGACTTACCTTTGAGCAAACCATCAGACAATGAGCAAGACACCAACCTACTACATCGGAAAGCTGAAGCAGATAGAGGCGAAGGATGTGGTGCAGGACTTCCAACCGGACAACTACAACCTCGGGACTGCACTCACTTACCTGATGAGGGCGGGCAAGAAGCCTAACAACCCCATCACGCAAGACATCAAGAAGGCCATTGCGCATCTTGAGTTTGAATTAGAACGCCAAATCCACCTATCAGCACAAGATGAGCAACGAGCAACAAGCACAACAACGGAAGGAATCAATGTCAAGTATGCAGTACTATACTAATCCTGCCAAGCGTAGGAAAATTGACTTCTTGCTTGCGGAATGTGCTTCGCTCTTTGCCAACTGCGGAAACTCGTATGCTGAACGCCAACAGGCAAAATACCAAGAGCAATCAATTCTTGCAGAGATTGCAAAACTTGATCATCACTTCGCAATCCAATGCGGCTACCAACAGGCAGACTGACATCCTACACGGTAACCGTTGGCAAGGTTCCGAGCTTAAATGCCTTCTACTCATCCAAGCATTGGACAGTACGAGCAAAGGCCAAAGAGAAGCATTGCGGTGAAGTGTTGCAACAACTGCAACAGTTCGACAAATACGAGCTTAAAAACGTGCAGGTGAAGTGCCACGTCAACTACCGCTACGACTTGGACAATAGTGTGATGGCAATCAAGTTCGCTCTTGATGCGTTTAAGCAATGGGGAGGTATTAAGGACGACTCACCCAAGTACGTCAACCGAATCAAGATGACCCATTCCGAAGCTATCCCAAAGGACACCGCTGAAATTATTTTTGAAGGTTGGGTGGTAGATTAAGAATCTTGAGTATATTTGTAGTGTCAAACTAAAAACCAATCACAATGACACTATCACTCTCTCAAGAAACATACACTCAAGCGTTGCAAGTTCAGCAAGCGCATATCCAAGCACTCCAAAACCGAGTTCAGGAACTTGAAGCCAAGATTCAGGTATTGGAGCAGCAATCTCATCTATTCATTTAAAACCAATCAAGACAATGGCTAAAATCGTAAGCATCACCCCAAAGGGGCAATGGCAAGACCTGTTCAAGTTGGAGATCCGTTTCGACAACGGTGACTTCGGAACGGCATTTGCTAAATCACCGACACCATCTTATGCCGTAGGCGATGAGGTGGACTACACCAAAAACGAAAAGGGTACTATCAAGATCAACAAACCCTTCACGGGTGGTGGATTTAATGGAGGCTCCGGAGGCAGCTTCGCCAATACTTCGAAAGTGTCAGGTGATGAACGCTCCGCCTCTATTATCCGCCAAGTAGCTTTGAAGGCTGCGGTGGAGTACGCTTGTGCAGCAGGACACGATGTCAATACCATCTTGGCAAACGCAGCAACATTCAATGAGTGGATGAACGGGAACCAATCGACCGCTACTCATCAAGAGCATTTCGCTTCACGCAACGATAGTCCGTTCTGATTGGTTTCTTCGGACGTTGCGCAAGAGCCTCCTTCGGGAGGCTTTTTTATTTGGAATACTTGTCTATATTTGTCAGACCAATCAGAATATGAAACATCCCGACTTACTTCCAAACGAAGCATCGCTTCCCTACCTTCAAAGGGCGTTGAAGGGCAAATACTTTGACACAGGCAAGCTCGGTGTCTACGAACTTGATGAGTACATCCGCTTCAAGGATGGTGAGTTCATTGTTGTCACAGGCCACGCCAACGTGGGCAAGACACACACTTTGATGTACCTGATGCTTCTTCAGTCGTACAATCAGGGCAAGAAGTGGTTGATCTACTCGGCAGAGAACGAGGTTGCATCGCTCAAGCGCAAGCTCATTGAGTTTATGGTGTGCAAACCCATTCAGGGCATTGATGAGCTGACGATGTTCCGGAAGCTCGATTGGATCAACGAGTACTTTCAGTTCATTGACGGCAACAGGCTATTCAACGCATTTGACCTCATTGAGGTGATGGAGTCAATCAAGAACGAGTGGGACTACACAGGTGCGTTGATTGACCCGTACAACTCACTCACCACCGACCAAAAGAAACTTGGAAAGACAGGGATGCACGAATACCACTACGAGGTAGCAAGTGCGATTCGGGTGTTCGCCCACAAGAACAACGTGACCACGATTGTAAACACCCACCCCGTTACGGAGGCTATGCGCAGGGTACACTACAAAGGACATCCGTATGAGGGGATGCCGATGCCTCCGATGACCTCCGATATCGAAGGTGGCGGCAAGTGGGGCAACAGGGCTGATGCCGTAGTGATTATTCACAGGTACTCACAGGATCCTCAAGATTGGATATACACCCACATTCACGTGCGCAAAGTCAAAGAGATGGAAACGGGCGGTAGAGTAACTCCGCTTGACACACCACTTGTTATGCAATCAATGATTGGTAACGTAGGGTTTAAAATAAATGGGCGTAATTTGTTGACGCAAAAGAGCGATGAACCCGTTGAACTAATCAATCCTGACGATGTACCCTTCTGAAGAACTCCACGACCTGTACATCAGGGAGAAGCAACTGATGCTATCCGGCACGGCAATTTGGCTTGCCCATCAAGCAGCAGACAAATCCAAAGGGCGTGAGATACAGGATGAACTCCTTGATCACGTGATGAACTGCCACAACGCAGACCAACTCCTTCAGCAGTTTATTGACTACCGATTGTTTGCCAACCGCAAACTCAACGAGGTGATGCTTGCCAACGCACAACTCCGCATCAACAACGAGGAGATGGTGATGGAGATAGAACGCTTGCAACGGATAATTGAGGACAATCTATGAAGCAGATATTTTCTCCGTTTCAGCAGTACGAATGCTTCCGTGTGGATGGCGTTGACTACATCTGCTTGGACTACCAAATCATCCAAGACTACCAAGACAAACTTGTGGAGTGGTGTTCTTGGTTTAAGTTCAAGAGGCTATCCGACCACAAGCACTTTGAAGTACCAATCACCAAAATAATAGAAACCAAAAAAGAGGGCAGAGCAACACTCTGCAAATGCAAATGAAAACGGCAATGCAAGAACTTATACAAAGCCTTAAGGCCGAACAAATGATAGCATCAAATGAATGGCAGATGGGCTATCAAAAAGCATTGAGCAACGTAATCCTTGAGATTGAATCAATGCTTGAGAAAGAGAAGGAGCAGATTGAAGATGCACATATTGAGGGACAAAGAGTGTTTGATGAATATCCACATACTCAATGGACTAATGACCAAGCAGAAGCATACTACAAAAAAACATACAACAAGCAATGAGAGCTTTTGAACTACAACAAATGAAGCGAGCGAAGAACGCTCTGATGGCACGTCTTGGACTTGATGACAAGGACACACGCAAAAGAGAATACACACTCGCAAGAGGCGCATTCATCAACGCATACCGACACAAGGCAACGCTGATGGAGCTTGGCTCAATCCTTGACCGTGACCATTCATCCGTAGTCCACGCCCAAAAGGAACACAAATCAAGACTTAACTACAAAGACTACCGATGGGCATACAAAGTAGCTTGCGAGATCCGTGATGAGTACCCAATTGAGGTATTGGATGCGGTAGATATTAAGTCTCTTGAGGATGAAATCAAAAGGCTTAATGATATTGTAACGGAGTTAATTAAATATAAAGAGCTATATTTAACCCTGAAAAAGACATTTGATGAATTTTAATGTTGGCATTTACCCTATCTACGGCTTGGTTGTTGGTGTAAATTGGTCAAAGACCGACTACCTTGACGAAGAAGAAACCATCCAACAGGTACAGGTTGCCCTCGGCATTGTCATCCTCGAACTATCTTGGAACTCCTAAACGTACTCGCTGAACGGCACACCGATTGGATTCGGATGGTAAAGAGTTTTGGTGCAGACCAAGACCTTGCCAATGACATCGTTCAGGAGATGTACGTTCGGCTCTACAAGTACATTGAAGAACCCGAAAAAATAATGTACAACGAGCAAGAGGTGAACACCTTTTTCGTGTACGTTACGCTCCGGAATATGTACGCCACCTTGATGAAGGCCAAGAGCCGAATTGAGTTTGTAGACGTAAGCCAACTTGAAGATGAGTTAATCTTCGAAGATACCAATCAGCAGGCTGAAGAAGCCATTGTCGAACTCTACGATGAGATTTGGGAGAACACGGAAGAATGGCATTGGTACGATCGCAAGATCTTTGACCTGTACCATAACACCGATATGAGTATGCGCACCCTCGCATCGAAAACAAAAATTTCAGCACGTTCAATTTTCAACACTTTAAAAAATGCAAGAGAACGAATCCAATCAGAATGCAGCGGAACCTACCAAGCGTGGAAGGAAGCCTCGCAAGAGTAGCGGTTTAGGAGACACGGTAGAGAAGATCACTACCGCCACGGGCATCAAGGCAGCGGTTGATTGGTTTAGCGAGACCACAGGTATCGACTGTGGATGCGATGCTCGCAAGGAACGTCTCAATCAGATTTGGCGTTGGCGCAAGCCGGAGTGCTTGACTCAAGCCGAATACGAATTCATTGGCACGATGAAGGATCGCAATGTCGTGACTGCGT